GAATGGTATCACCGAGGACAGTATAGTGGTAGTGACAGGAGAGTACAACAAGCAATACCAGAAAATCTATGCAGCGAGGGTGAGGGTATAGTAACATACAGAAAAGATGAATTCATTATTCTCAAGGCTTCAGAAGGGTTTATAGTCTATAATACAAAGAAGGAATGGGAGAACGGACACAGTCACTTAAAGAGTCTCAAGGCAGCAAAGACGGCAATCAACTTGGTGCAGAAAGACAAACTACCGAAGAGCCGAGGGTTCTATTACCTAACCACGTTGCAGAGGATATCCACAGAAGAGGAGTACATTGAACGTATTGAGCAACTAAAGCAGACCAGGAAGGAAAAGGGGAGGAAACAAACCTACTACAACGTAAACAAGGGAGTTGCCAGAAAAACGACCTTGTAAAATGGGTTCTGTTGGGTTATCAACAGTGGGTTCAGGGTTTTATACCTTGGGAAAGGAGGTGTTTTCTGTGGATGATGCGATTATTGGGGGTAATCTTGACCGTAAATGTTACGAGATACTAAAAGGGGAAATGGGTTTCCCTTGGAAGGAGGTAGACGATTGTTAGAGGTAAATAAAATTTACAATATGGATTGCGTGGAGGGAATGAAACTGTTACCTGACGAGTGCGTTGATTTAACGGTGACATCTCCACCATACGACAATCTACGCACATATAACAGGAACGTTGAGCATTGGAATTTTGAGAAATTTCAAGAGGTAGCAAAAGAATTATACCGCGTTACAAAGCAAGGTGGAGTTGTTGTTTGGATAGTTGGTGACGCAACTATAAAAGGAAGCGAAACAGGAACAAGTTTCCGACAGGCATTATATTTCAAGGAAATAGGCTTTAATCTACATGATACGATGATATATCAAAAAGATGCTTGTTCATTTCCTGAAACAAATAGATATTATCCTGCATTTGAATATATGTTTATATTTAGTAAAGATAAACCTAAAACTGTTAATTTGATAGCTGATAAACCAAATAAAAGATATGGTGAAAAAATAATAGGCACTGATAGAAATCCAGATGGAACACTTAAACCATGTTCAGCAGTTAAAAATAAAACAAATAGAACAGTGAAAAAATTTGGTGTTAGAACAAATGTATGGTTGTATAGTGTTGGTAAATGGAAAATTACAAAAGACAAATATGCTTATAAACATCCAGCAATGTTTCCTGAACAGCTTGCAGAAGACCATATAATAACTTGGTCTAATCCAGGTGATATTGTATTAGACCCATTTCTTGGTAGCGGTACAACAGCAAAAATGGCGTTACTGAATAACCGACACTTTATAGGCTTTGAATTGTCGGAAGAATATTGCAAAATTGCCAATGAGCGAATATCAAAACTCAATCAATCCCATACGACCTGATTGGAGACTATGAATGGGTTGAGCTTGAGAGACGACCAGAGGGAGCTGTAGTAAGACTTAATCAGGTACGGGAAGGCGTACATTGCAGTTAGAATTGTTTGGGAGCTTATTGGGATAAGCTTGCTTATAGGAACACTTGTCCTGTTGGGTAGATTGTTCCTAGACCTGCAGACGTTCGTGAATATGAGGAGGAGAGGTAATGCATACGGCAATTGTAGTGAGAGACCTTGAGAAGGCTATAGCCTTCTACAAGGAGATGGGGTTCACCAGGGGAGACATCTTCAACCTGAAGAGTATAGGGGTTTGTCTGGGATACGTGTACATGGGTGACACGGTTCTGGAGTTAATCGAGGACAACGGGGACGTGGAGAACCACGTGGCAATCGAGGTTCCCTGTGTGGAGTGCTGGCTGGAGGAACACGACGTGGTGTATGAGAAGGAAATCATGATTACCGAATGGGGTAAAAGAGCCATATTCTTCAGGGGGATTAATGGGGAGTTAATCGAGGTGATTGGGGAATGAGATACATCAGTATAGATCCGGGGGAGACGGTAGGTTATTCTGTATGGAATGGCACCAAAAGAGTAGAGCAAGGGGAACTTGGTATAACCGAGTTCCTCCATAAACTGGAAGAGAAGGTTGGAGAGCTTGACCTGATAATCTACGAGAGCTATGCTTTACGCAGGAGCAGTGCCAAGGCTATGATAGGTAACGAGTTCGAGACACCACAGGTGATAGGTGTAATCAAGTGGATTGCATACAAGGCAGGCATACCGACGGTGAAGCAATCACCTGCACAGAAGAAGTTCTTTGGAGATGACAGGTTGAAGAAACTAGGATTGTACGACCGTGGGCAGAGACACAGCCGAGACAGTGTAAGGCATGCATTATATTGGCAGTTCTTCACAGCAGGAATAAGGGAGGTGAGTGAGTTAAATGAATAACAAGCTGACATGGAACCAGGTGCAGGAAGTTCGTAAGCTACTGGCTATAGGGTACAAGAACAAGGAAATTGCAGCTATGTATGGTGTGAAGCCGAACACCATTAGTGATATTAAAAGAGGAAAAACCTGGAGTGAAAGAAAGTTGACTTATGAGCAAGTGGCACGTATCAAGTTGTTACTTAACAAGTGTATGAGCTTGCAGGAAATAGCTAAAGGGTTTAATGTGTCAGTCAAAACAATATCACGTATCAAAAGAGGAGACACCTACAAGGACATTCCACCTGAACAATTTGACGGAAAAGAATGGGAGTTGCCAAAACCAATTTTCTTGTGATTGCTTCAGATTGCTTCAAATTGCTTGAAATCAGCAATAAAAAAAATCGGTAAATAGGGCAATTCATCCTCCCCAGCAGAAATGCTATTCAAAAATATTTTTGTCGCAAGGCGTTTGTAAAAATTTCAAAATCAGAAATGGTTGGGGAGGAGATGAATTGCCCTTAAAGCCGATATTTTAGGGGTTTATCAGCTGATAAACCATGAAAATTGTGTTGTCAGTGGCTGAGACAGTTAAAATTTGTCTAAAAATTCACCTTGTTTCAAGGTGTTTCAAGGTGAATCAAGGTGAAACAAGATGAAAAATTCAAGGTGTTTCAAGGTGTTTCAAGGTGAAACAAGGTGAAACAAGGTGAATTTTTTACGACGTTTTAACGAGGTTAGCCGACGATGACAAAAACCGAACCTGAAATTCAGCCAAATTCGACCAAAAAAGGGGGTTTTGTTTTTGGTTAAGAAGAGCATTAGCGTGTACCTGGATGATGATATCATTAGGGCATTAGGGGAGCGAGCCGAGGAACAGGGGATATCTGTAAGTGCCTTATGTAGGATAATCATAACCAGGGATGTTAGAGGACAGCCACAACCTAAACCAGAACCAGCCAAGGCTTGCCCAAACTGTGGCAAGACCGTAGGGGAGAAGGACGAGGATGGACAACAGATATTCTACCTGTTCCCTAATGGCACGTGGCGTTGTACGAATTGTGGAAGTGAGGGTATGTTGCACCAGGTGGACACAACCAGACCTTGATAAAATTAATTGCTGAATAGAGGGTTATATTAAGAGATAATGGATATAATTAGGTAGAGCTGAAAGTCTACCTTTTATGTGGGCTTTCAGTTTCTAATTCAACAATGTAAGGAGGTTAATTAATGAACAGCAAACAATTAGTAGAGTCTTACCTGCACAGAAAGACCTGGATGGTGGAAGAGAACAGCAATGCACCTTTTAGCTTTGGTGCCATGCAAAGGTACTTTGGAGAAGAGGTTGCGAAGGAGTATTGGTTGAACGTGGTATATCCAAGTTACATCAGTGATGCTCACAGAAGAGGTGATTTTCATATCCATGACCTGGGAGGACTGACATTGTATTGCTGTGGCTACAGCCTGAAGCAGATTATCCAGAAGGGTGTTACAGGTGTACCGAATATCCCACGAAGTAAGCCAGCTAAACACTTTGCGTCAATCATCAACCATATCGTGAACCTGGCAACCATATTCCAGAATGAGATTAAGGGAGCAGTTGCCTTCAACAGTGTGGATACCCTACTGGCACCGTTCGTGAGAATTGATAATCTTTCATTCAAGGAAACCAAGCAGAACTTACAAAATTTAATATTCAGTCTCAATTCAAACAGCAGGGTTGGAGCCGAGCCTGCATTCACCAATATGACATTCGACCTAACACCACCGAGAGACCTAAAGGATGAGAAAGTGTGGGTGGGTACAAACCAGCTTGACTTCACCTATGGAGAGTGCCAGAAGGAAATGGACATGATTAACAAGGCATTCTTCGAACTCATGCTTGAGGGTGATGCAGATGGAAGACCGTTTGGCTACCCAATACCGACATATAATATTCATAAGGAATTTGACTGGGATAATCCCAATCTGCAGGGGTTATGGGAGATGGCAGGTAAGTATGGCTATCCATATTTTGCCAACTTCATAAACTCTGACCTACAGGTGGAAGACGTGCGTAGTATGTGCTGCAGGCTGAACCTTGACCTTAGAGAACTCAAGAAGAGGAATGGAGGGTTGTTCGGTAGTGCAGACAGCACAGGTTCCATAGGTGTGGTTACTATCAATATGCCACGTATTGCATACGAGAGCAGGGGTGACATGAGGTTATTCTACGAGTTACTGGAGGAGCGTATGGAGTTAGCCAAGGAGTCACTAGAGATTAAGAGGGTTTGGTTGCAGAAGAACATTCTGGACACCAATGCCATACCTGCATTCATGGAATACGTGGGAACACTGCATAACCACTTCTCCACAATTGGAGTTATTGGCTTAAATGAGATGTGTGAGAATATGCTGGGTTGCAGTATCACAGATGAGAGAGGTAAGGCATGGAGCATAGAGGTTCTACACTTCATGAGAGACAAGCTGTCTGACTTCCAGGAGGAAACAGGCAACTTCTACAACTTAGAAGCAACACCAGCAGAAGGGTGTACGTATAGCCTTGCTAAGAAAGACCTGGAGCAGTACCCAGGTATCATCACCCAAGGAACCGAGGATGCACCATACTACACCAACAGTTGCCATATGCCAGTGTATGAGGTAGAGAGTGTGAAGCAGTTAGTTGACCACCAAGATGACCTACAGGTGTTGTTCACAGGTGGAACCGTTGTCCACTTCTATCTTGATGGACCAATTTCTGCAAGACAAGCCAAACACACGGTCAGAACAGTGTGTGAGAATTACAGAATACCATATATTAGCCTTTCCCCAGTAAATGCTTTCTGTGACAAGCACGGTATGGTTGACCACGACAATGGCAAGTGCACCATCTGTGGTAGCGAGGTGGAACTGTACCAAAGGGTTACAGGCTACATCAGGAAAGTACGATATTTCAACAAGGGCAAGAAGAGTGAATTCAGAGATAGGAGGCAATTAGTACTATGATGATAAGACACAAGGGAATTGAACATACCGTGTATGGTGAGGCACCATTCCTGGCAGCAAGAATATGTGCCATAGGATGCAGCAGGGGTTGTCCAGGGTGTCATAATGAACAACTCAAGAACGACGACTCACTTATTAGAACACAAGAAGTACAAGAAATCGTTGAAGAGGTTCGTAGTAATTTCTTCAACGAGGGGCTTGTACTGGGTGGATTGGAGTGGACAGAACAGCCTGCAGAAATGCAGGCACTTATTCATGCATGCAAGGAAGCAGGGCTACAGGTGATGTTGTACACAGGTATGACAGAGGAGCAGTTCATCAAGAGGTTTGGCGAACCAGATGGTATATGGGTAAAATACGGTTCCTATGTTCCAGGAGGGGAGCCACACGAGATGTACGGAGTCAAATTAGCAAGTTCCAACCAAATAATCAAGAAATATTTCTGAAATAACTGATAAACTATGTGCTTTTTCTCTTAGGATGAGATATAATATAATGTGAGGTAGTATAGGAAAAATCAACTTTGTTTTCTTAAGAGAAGAAGCAGAGGGGGAAACTGAGAAGAATTTGCGAGAAGGTGGATGAAGGTGATAGGGTATTCCCGCAGATGCAAAATATGTAACTCACCACACAGGGCAACCGTTGAGGAATGGATGACTAGTGGTGGGATGACATTGGTTGAAGCAGAGGAACGAAGCACAAAGGAGCTGGGGGAGTTCTTCAGCAGGACATCCATTTGGCGTCATATGAAAGACCACTTTGTAAGCAAAGAAGACGTCAAGAAGGTGTACACAGATAAGAAGGCAGAAGAACTTGCTAAACTCAAGGAAGAGGAATTTAATGCAGCACAAGAAAAGAGTAGGTTACTGCAAGCCAAATATATAGAAGGTAATCTGACAGAGCTTGAAAAACTTGACAACATGATTGAGAAAGATTATGCCATGTATGTGCGAACCGTTGAACTCATGAAGGAAAAGCTGGAGAATAAGCTAGCACCGAAACCACTGGTTGACTTCCTGAGAGTATTGAATTCCAACATCAACACTAGCCTGAAGACCAAAGCAGAGTTGCTGGGAACTGATGCTGAAGGCAGGAAAGCAAGTGTGATGGAGACTTGGATTGACATAATAGGAAGAGTGGATATTGATGATTAGCACAAGTGCAGCAAGGGCTGTGCTGCAACGTTCCCAGCAAGAACCTGAATGGTGGGTAAATAATATATTAGGCAACAACCTGTGGAGTGTACAGCAGGAAATCCTCAATTCAGTTAAGGACAATCAAGAAACCGTTGTAGCCAGTTGTCACGGTGCAGGCAAGAGTCTTACAGCAGCAAACGTGGCACTGTGGTACTTGTTTAACCACAAGCCGAGCGTAGTGATTACCACAGCACCTACAGACCGACAGGTGAGAGGTATCCTGTGGAAGGAGATTAGGTTGGCACACAGCAGGGCTAGAGTACCTTTAGGAGGTAGGCTACTTACCCAGGAGCTGAAGCTGGACACCAACTGGTGGGCATGGGGCTTTACAGCACCAGAGTATGACCCAGATAGGTTCCAAGGGTTCCACGAAGTTAACATACTTGTTATTGTAGATGAGGCAGCAGGTGTAAGCGAACAAATATATGAAGCAATTGACGGTGTTCTTACAAGTGAACATTCCAGGTTGTTACTAATAGGAAATCCAACCAATGCAGCAGGCAGGTTTGGGCAAGCATTCAAGACACCTGGTATAAAGAAGTTTTACATCAGTGCGTATGACACACCGAACTTCACGACCTTTGGCATAACCGAGGAGGACATTGCTAACGGAACTTGGCAGGACAAGATTACAGGTGAGTTGCCAGCACCGTATCTAGTAACTCCACAGTGGGTTGCCAAGAGGTATCAGAGATGGGGTAAGGACTCACCACTATACCAGGCGAAGGTGTTAGGGCAGTTCCCAGAACAAGGAGACGACACACTAATACCGTTGAGCTGGATAGATGCAGCAGTGAAGAGGAAGTTGGAACCAGGGGAGCCTATAGAACTGGGGGTAGACGTTGCAAGGTATGGACAAGACGAGAGTGTTTGGGTTATAAGACGAGGTTCTGTAGCAAGGCTATACTTGACTAAGGCAATGGGCGATACCATGGAGACAACAGGACTGTGTGTTAAGAGCAGGAAGGAAACTAAGGCTACTAAGATAAAGGTGGATGCAGATGGGCTAGGAGCAGGAGTGCATGACCGACTGAAGGAATTGGGAGAACCAGCAATAGAAATGCGTTCAGGAATGGCTGCAACTGACAGTGAACGGTTTGCTAACAAGCGTGCCGAATGGTGGTGGGGCTTGAGAGAACGGTTCGAGTCAGGTGATATAGATATTGAGGATGACGAGGAGCTTATCAGTCAACTGTCCAATATCAAGTACAAGATTAACAGCCGAGGACAGATACAGATTGAGAGCAAGGATGAGATGAGGAAGAGGGGTTTACCTTCTCCAGACAGAGCTGATGCCTTGATGTTGGCATTTGCCAAGCAGAAGGAAGTTAAGCCAGTGAGACTTAGAGCAAGAAGTGTAGGAAGGTGGTGATTGAATGAGCAGACCATTTGCGTATGTAACCAAGAGTGGGAGAGTAGTCAGGCAGGACATCCTGGAACAATATGCAGT